ATTATGTCTATGATAGGTCCGTCTAGAAATTCGTCGATCACAATTTGTGAATCGTCAATATATAGACGTGGTACGGATTCATTAGTATCAATTACAATCGTATTCGATAACTTAACGAACTGCCGTAACTTACTAATCTTCAAATTAATAGGTAACAACCTATTAAAATTTGAAAATGTAAGATCCGACCTTGCTTCTTCTAGCTTCTTCCTTGTTAGGTCGAGCTGCTTGAAGCAGGCGGATACATCGGGTTGACTAAGTATAGACCAAACCAAGGTTTCATGTCTAAGACTGTCAACGTTATCCGATGAGTCCACAAATTGGCACCATGTTATCAGCTCGTGGAGTTGTAACTTGGTGTCCCAGATTGTGGCATCTCTTTTAACAGCATCTACTACACGATTCCTCCACTTCTCTATAAGAGAGTCTGGAATTCCGCGTAGGATTTTCAACTGAGATTCTATTTCTCTCGCATTCTTACGAATACCGTAGATTTCTAGAATCAGAAGGATGTACTCCCTAAGTGGATGAGCTATAAGCTCACCATAAGGATTTTCGTTAAGCGAGAACCCCTCTTCAATTCCTAACCTCTTATTGAGGTCCATAAGGTTTTGACGGAGTCGGTCTTTAAGTTCATCCCTCCCAGAAACAATGGTTTCTAGAGAAAGAGACTTAAATAGACTTTCCCACGCCTTCTTAGGATGCAGTTTTGCACTATAAAGGTCATAAAGAAGGTCGCCTATGACAAGTTCATGTCTCTCTTCAAGATGAGATATCAACCTCGGAAGGTTAAATAAATCACCTTTCATGTCTAACATGACCCTCATGGAGATTCGGGAAACCTCTTCTCCGTGATTCATATTCATAGACACAAATTCACCTTTCAGATTTTCATCTGAGGCGAATTTGGATTTCGTCTGATTGATCGGCATGAGATACTCGTTTGCAATAGCATCCGAGATCTTCTCATCAGGATCCCAAATCCAGAGGTCATCTCCTACACGATTGTAGAGAGAATCTCTGGGATTTGCTGCCACCTTATCTGGGTAATGCTTCGAAAGAAGAAACTCAGTTAAGAAGTGGTCGGTAAGGGAGGCTATGGCGAATGAGCCTTTAGTACCCATTCCCTGCCCCTTACCATATCTGATAGGGCCGTCGACTGATTTGGAAAACCACTCACAATCGACGACTAAGCTTCTCCACTCTCTTGCGAAATCATCGTTAAAGAGTTCCGACACAACAATCTGTTGTAAATCGGCGGATAAGTGATCAGTGCAGGCAGTAAGATCGATAGATCTTATACCGTGCCTGATATGCTTCTTGAACTTTGACCAACCACGTTGGTGATTGTGAAAGGAAGAAACATCTCCGAACATACTATCGAGGCAAAGTATTACTTTACTCTCAAAAGGTGTCAGTAAGAGTTGGGTCCATACGTCGACAATTGCGACAGTACGTGACTTATTACCAGTGTCTCGGATGCTAGTAAGTGTACGTAGATCTCCCTTACGGGGATCCATATACTTATACACAGCTGGTTTAACGGTAACAATGTTATCCGTAGCCTTTTTATCCTTGACAGGCTTGGCCTTAAGTAAAGTTTTAACAATCTTAAGATTTTCTTTACCAAGTCTTCTGGCTAACTCTCGTTTAAGGAATTCTTCTCTTTTAAGATCAGAATTTACCTTTCTCCGGAGACCCTTGGGACCGCGAATTTCTCGTTCCCTCGGACGTTCCGAAGGTTTCAATTTCGAGTACTCTTTCCTCTCGGAATCATACTCAAATTGATACCGTTCACCAATTCTATTAACATACTCGTAAAACGGTACGTTACCAGTAAGTGAACATAGCGCCTTAAAACTATCATGCTGATTGGAAACCAACATGCAAGAAGCTTCAAATGAAGCTGTCTTAAGTTTTAATTCACCATTTGGCCCACTGGTTGAACTCTTG